CCGGGACCGGGGTTTCCTAAACAACTTCCGTCTGTGTAGACTTCTATCATACTTACTAGTATATATGATAAAATCTTTATATTTCAACAACGTGTTCCTTTTTATACGGGAAACAGTAATAATAACATTTAACCACGGGATTAAACAACATACACGAACCACACACAGTTCCAAAAATTATTAAGAATGTATATATAGGTTCCATTAACGTATTACACACGTAATTCTTTATGTTTCAGTTTCATCACAACACGATTTTGGGCATAAAAGTGATAAGATTATAACACCAAGTACGGTAAAAGTTACTGATATTCCAATTATAAAATTCATTATATCAGTATCACTACTTAAAATTTTAAGTCTCTTCGAAACAAAATGAACCATTACCAAGATTGGGATCCAGTCGTTATTCGTGGTAAAATTGATAAAACACGTGAAAAAGAAAAATATGTCAAGTTCATGGGACAAGAAATTAGGTTACCGAAACGGGGTCAATATTCGGGAAAATCACCGGAACAGAAACTGGACGAAGCTGAATTGGCCGGTACACATAAGAAAGTCAGTAAAGAAACAGGATTAACGATCCAACGGGCACGTGTTGCAAAACAATATACACAAAAAGATCTCGCGGGTCTTATAAACGTATCAACAGATATTATCTCTTCATACGAATTAGGTAAATCAATTCCGGATCCTAACGTTATGCAAAAACTGCGTCGAGTTCTGGGTGTTAAACTTTAAAATTTGGTCTAAATTTTAATTTTTAAATTGTAAATTTTATTTATTTTTTAAATTTTTAAACGCTTAATAGACGCTTAGTTGGAGAAGGCGAGGCCACCCATACCCGATTGGATTCTGAGGACGTTGTAGTTCGTGGCGAACATGTTGAGGGACTCCTTGGCCGAAGCAGACTTAAGCGCAATGGAGACTTGCGCGTTGTCGATTCTGGAGAAGTTACAGGTACCCGTTGGTTGATGCTCTTCTGGCTTGAGCGCAAAGGAGTACGAGTAGATCCCTGGCATTGGGGAGGCGGAGTGGTGGACGAATGGTTGGACTTGGTTAAAGTACTTACCGCCTTGTTCCTTGAATCTGTCTTGGCCGTTGAGGACCAACTTGAAGGAGTCGAGTGGACCCGAAGTTTGTTCATCGAATGGCACCGTGGAGTCCAAGAGCAATTGTGGCGCACCCGCGGAGGATGGGTTGACGAACACGTTGGAAGCGACATTGAGAACAGTGACGTTGGAGGAGATAATGGCTGGGGTGTCAGTAAAGTTCCACAAATTGTTATCGTCATTAGCCATCGCAGCGGCTTTAGTGGTACACCAGACCAATTCCTTGACTGGGTGATTGTACGACAATCTGATTTGCTTGGTGGCACCACCCGTCGCCAAAGAGTCCGTGCCAGTGTGTTGGACTTGTTCGATCAAGTATTCGTGACCCTTTTGCGCAAATCGTCTGCGTTCTTCAGTGTCAAGGTAGATGTAGTTACCCCACACCTTCAAGGAGTCGAAGTTAGCGTACGTGGACGCCAAGTCGATGTCAATTCTGACTTCGTGGTATTGCAAGGCAATCAATGGCAAGGCCAATCCTGGGTTTCTGTTAAAGAAAAAGATCAATGGCAAGTAAACCTTTTCGTCGTCCGCGACAGCCGAAGTCATTTTACCGTAGTTCAACTTCGCGGATTCGTCCATGTACAATTCCGCGTACAATCTCCACCACTTTTGGTAGTGCTTGTCGATTCTTTGACCACCGATGGACAATTCGACAGTGGAGATCGCGGATTCCGCGATCCACGCATCTTCAGTATTAACTGGTGCCGTAAGGCATGTTAATTCAACGTACATGTCCGAGATCAAATCACCATTTCTGGCGACCGTGACGGAAACGCGACCACCAGCCGTGGCAGTACCATTGACAGTTTGTTCGATGTTTTCCATCGCAAAGTTAGTGTGGCGTTTGTAAACCGCCTGGAAGAAAGTGACTTTTGGGTTACCAGTCAAGTAGACATCTTGGGCGCCGTAGGCGACGAGTTGCATGAGACCACCGGCCATATTGTTTGTTTTTGTACTATAGGCTGAGATTTTTTTTTCGGGTGAAACCTGCGAAAAAACCCGATCCTATTTTTCCTGGTATATAGAAATGACCGATCAAGAAGAACCCCTTCTTGAACCAGTCGAAGAAATTGAGGAAAATAGCGAAATTGAAGAACAAGAATATGGATCCGAAACTGGATCGAATATTGAAGAAGATGACTTAACTACAGTCGGAGGTGAACTCCCGGATATCGATGATTTTGAAGATGAATTCGAAGATGAACCGTATATGATGGATATTGGTGGACTCTTAAGTTCGGTCCTCGCCACCGAAGAAGGGGATACCGTATGCTCTGCACTGGTAAATATTTCCAGACAGATGGAAGTTCAAAACAAAATTCTTATAAAAATGTTATCTCAGATGCAAAAAATTAACTTAGAAAAATAATCCATATGTAATAAAAGAAAATGGAGGAAACACATTTTATTAGTTCGGAATCAAATCAACGTGAATCCAATGCTATTATGTGGTCTAACCAGATTCAATCACTCAACCCTGAAGAGTTTATGCACCTTCTATCAGAACTAGAAGATATGTGGGACATCAATACTACGGATAATAGTATGATATCGTTCCAACTTGGATATAAAAACTTTATAAATCCTCAGGACCTCGACCCTGAAACGGGATTACCCGTTCGGTTTGACGTTGAACTTGTTTCTGGAAACCACAAACGCCTAAAAATGCAGTTGGGACAAATGTATCATCGGGCTGAAGTTTTAAAACTTTTAGATACCGAAGACGATGAAGATATGAAAATATCCATGCGTATAAATCGTCTTATTGATCAAGTCGACGATGCATGGCAAATTATTTTTAGAGCGGCGCGTATACACGAACGTATCAATAATCCGACGTATGTTCCTATAAACCCAGAATCAGATCCATCTATTTTTAGGTGTTCGACCATGGAAAAGGTAGAAGAACTGGCACCATACCAACAGGCAATTCTCGCGTGTTTGCAAAACCTTTACGAAACGAATGTTAAAAGATACAAGGGGTACTGTTGTACACAAATCAAGACCGAAGATGGTAAAGATACACGTGCATGGAAACAGGTCGAAACAATACAGGATTATGTTTATGGGGTTGCACAGAAAGAAACACGATACGAACTTTGGAAAAATTTATCGAGTCGTGGATCGGCATATAACGACGTTATTCGACATTTAACACACTGTAAAGATATGCAATTTCCAGAGATTATTAAAAATAGACACGTCTGGTCGTTTAAAAATGGGATTTTTATAGGTAAAGAGTGGTCTGCGCAAACGGGGCTTTATGAATCGAACTTTTATACGTACGAGTCGCGTGAATTTAAAAATCTTGATCAAACCATTGTAAGTTGTAAATATTTCGATAAGGAATTTACGAATTACGAACACCTCGAAAACTGGTATGATATTCCAACACCCTTTTTCCAATCGATTCTCGAGTACCAAAAGTTTGATTCAGATGTATCCAAATGGATGTATGTTATGGGTGGTCGTTTATGTTTTGGTGTAAATGATATAGATACATGGCAGGTTATACCTTTCTTAAAAGGTATTGCACGTTCTGGTAAATCGACACTTATCACAAAGGTGTTTCGTAAATTCTATAACGCAGATGATGTACGTACACTTTCAAATAATGTTGAAAAGAAATTTGGTTTATCGTCTATTTATGATGCATTTATGTTCATAGCCCCTGAAGTAAAAGGTGATTTACAACTCGAACAGGCTGAATTTCAGTCTATTGTGTCTGGTGAAGACGTATCTATTGCCGTAAAACACGAAAAAGCTAAATCGTTTGAATGGACAACACCCGGTATTCTTGGTGGTAATGAAGTTCCAAACTGGAAAGATAATTCAGGTAGTGTTTTGCGTCGTATTCTTACGTGGAACTTTGGTAAACAGGTCAAAGATGCCGATCCAACGCTTGAATATAAACTTGATACAGAATTACCCATCATACTTCAAAAGTGTATTCGTGCTTATCTTGAATATGCACAAAAGTACGCAGATCGAGATATTTGGAATGTCGTCCCCGAATATTTCAAGACGGTTCAAAAACAAGTCGCAACGATCGCAAGTACACTTGAAAACTTCATGCAATCCACGGGTGTAAAATACGGGAAAGACTTATTTTGTCCACAAAAAGAATTTGTTGCGTTATTCAATTCACATTGTCAAGCAAATAATCTTGGTAAACCTCGTTTTACACAGGATTTTTACGTTGGTCCATTCAGTCAGCGTGAAATAGAAGTTCGTGAAGTAACACTTACATACAAAGGTCGTAATTACCCCAGACAGGCGTTCATATTTGGTGTAGATATAGTGAATGAAGATATTACATTTGGCAACGAATATTAATTAAAATATTACGTTAGATTAAGATATGGATCCCAGGCAATTCGTAAAAAATTCGAATATATCTATTCAGACTGAATCCAAGGTGGTACCATCTAAACAAAGTGGTCTTAAAATTGGAAAATTTCATCCAGGTATGTACAACGTCCTTGTAAACAAAAAGTTTTCAAAAGATGAAAAGCGTGTCGATTTACAATACATTTTAAAACAAAAACCAAAAGGACATGCTCAAATAGCACCCGGTTTAACATTAGATCTTAACGAGATTAAAGGGTATTACGGGAGGTTTCAGACGGGTGCCATACACACATCTAATTTTGGCTTAAAAGGTGATTTAAAAAAGGACTTCTTTTCGGTACAGTTAAGTGGGTACACGATGGATGGAACCGAACAAAAAAAATTCACATTTGTTATTTACAGTAATGGTAAAATACGATTTTCTGGTGGATTTTTAGGGTCCAGTAATCTTAAAAAACAACCCGAATCATTGCGTAAATATTTAATTGATACATATACACAAAAACAAGGTTTTTTATATAACGAAATTGAATATAACAATATTGCTGGTTTCTTTAATACAAACGTAAACTTTGATTTAACAAGAATTTCTCAACAAAATCCTATAAAAGCACAAAGTGTTAGTTACGAATCTGAATTGACACCCTTTTTATACATAACGTATAAAGATCATAATTTTGTTTTATCGACTAAATCGGGAAAACTTGGTTCGGGTGTCGTTCAAGTTCAGGGTGAAAGTGACCCGGATGATCTTGAAAATGCATATAAAGTAGGTGTTGATATGGTAAAACTACTCCATGTTTTAGGGTACACAATGGGTTTGGTAAACCGTAATGTAAATGCTCCAAAACTTCCTATGATGAAAAGTGTAAAAATGTCTACAACATGTCCTAAACCACGTCGCCCACCATGTAAAAATGGTTTTGAAGTTCGTAAAAACCCACAGGGATCGGACTGTTGTTTTAAAATACCAAAGAAACGGGGTACATCTAAGAAAAAAAGTACAGCTAAAAACGTTTCTATTTCTTATGATAAAGACGGTACAATGAAAATAGGTGGACGTAAATGTGATAGACTTACAAAACCCGTTTTACTCGACGTTGCTAAAAAGCTGGGTGTTGTTGGGGTACGTGAAAAAAATACTAAAAATGTTATATGTTCGGCACTCGATGCAATTGAGAAAGGGGTGTCCAACGTAAAGGTAAATGGAAAATTATGTCGAACAATGAAAAAAGACCAACTCGTTGCGATGGCATTATCTAAGGGTATCACTATTGACGATAAAGATACCGTAAAGATGTTGTGTGATAAACTTCAAAATAAACCAAATACAGCAAATTCACCAAATTCACTTGCAAATGAAATGGAATACGCACTTAAAATGAAAAGAAGTCGAAACGTCACCAATCGGAGAAGAAAACTCAATGATACGGGTATAAGAAACGATCTCGTTACAATGTACGGTAAGAAATGGATGGCAAAATATGGTAAAGTTATGGATTTGGATAAAAATGTACGTGATGTAAAGAGAGAATTGAATAAGGCCGAAAAGAATAATTCTCTTAATGTAACTACACGTAACGGTGTTATAAGAAAGATGATCGCAAACGACATCAAAAAAGCTATGGTCAAAAACATGAAACTTAACCAAGAAAATGCACTTAAGAAAAAACTTCTCAGAAACGAAGCACAAAAGTTGTATGGTAAGTTTGGTAAAAATATGGTAAATAACGTTATAAAATATGCGACGAATTTACCAAAAACATACGCTCTTAATAGTAGTAAAATAAAGAATTACGTTACAATAAAACGTCAACTTCAACAAAATACACCGTCAGCGTTAAAGAATAACCGCAAAAATAAATAAAAAGATGGACGATCCGAGAGAACTATTATTAAACCGTGTCCGACAAAATACAAATGACTTTATTATAGATTATAAAGATCGTTGGGATAAATATATTTTGTCGAGCATTATAGATAGTATATTTTATACTTTAGCAGATTATATTAGCATTGAAAGAAAAGGTGGGACTACTATGGGTAAATTAGAAATTGAATACCATTGTACAGATGATTTTATAAACAGTGATAATGCAGAAGAATATCTAGAAAAATATCGTGACCCCGATGACCAAAATCTTATGATATTCATATTCGATAATATACATAAGATGGAACCTGGGACACATCGACGTACACTTTTATACCTTACGAACATACTATACTTCGATTTATAAGTTTATGTGGTTCGGAAATTTGTTTAAGGTGTTTCGCGTGATATGAAAAATCGTACCCGAGAAATCTATCTTTTATTTCTTTAGAAAGACCGAATGCCTCAATTATTCTCGAGGTTTGTGTACACACCGATAAATTTTCAAGTTTAAGGAAACGATCTTCCATCATGATAAATTCTTTAAGTGATTCGTCGGGTATACCATCCTTACGCATTTGTTCATACATCTTTTTTGATTCACCATTTGACATGTGAAAGTATTTTGTTGAAAATCCAAGAATAGATACGCGTTCACCTGTAATATTATCAGCTTCTCGTATCATAATAAATATTACAATTATAAGTATAAGTAACCAAACTATGAACATACTATATACTATTCTAACATAATAAATAAATCTTTTATTTTATGAATAATATTAAATAATGTATCCTTATCTTCAACATTTTGGGGTTTTATAATTTCAAATTCAATTTGGTATGTAAATGGATCTTCCGAATCCATATCTTGAGTGTTACCAGAAATAGATGTCATATCAATAGATACATTTTTACGAATATACGATGTACGTGTTTTCGTTTTTTTACCGTCCATTTCACTTTCATAATCATGTTCCATAGGAATTTCTTTACATACGGCAAACCGTATATCAAAAGGTGTATCCTTGATTTGTTTAAAATCTTCGATATGTACCCGTTCTTTTTTCACGATAGTTTCCTCGTTTGTAGATTCATCTATTGTTATACGAAGATTATCCTTTTCACGGAAAAAGACGTCAGTTTGTGACGTTTCAATACGTTCCCAACCAGGGTATTTATTAAGACCTTTCATTAGATTAATATACATCTTTTCACCTATATTCGTATCAAAGAATGTACCATTATATTTACCGAGACGAAATTCCATTTCAACGTGTTCCTCATTCTTGTGTTTATCAAGGATGGGTTGAACGGTATCACAAATTTTATGTACGTTCATGTTTTCTTACATTTATATATCGCGTCTTCTTCTTAAGCCTTTTTTATACACCTTTTTTAGATGCACGGTTTCACAAACATTGGAAATACGTGTTATTTTAATTCGGCTATACAGTGTTTTCTACATATACACGACATATCATCTTATATAGTACGAAATAAATACGAAGGTGATTGTTTATTTACAAAAATATACGAACACGTTGTACACGTTTACTTTTCAACACATGAAGTCAAGGTTTTTACACTCGAACCACTTTTAAACGAATTTGTTAAAATATTTCCGAGATTTAAAATTGGAGAACCTCATGATGCTCAGGACGCTCTATTATGTATTATAGATATACTCGAAAAGAGGTACCCTATAATTAAAGATCTCCTTTACGGTGAAACAACACAAGTAACACTATCACCCGCAAGTAAAAATGTTATAAAAACACCCTTTTGTATTCATATTTTAAATATGAAAAATGAAGTAAAAAGTATAGACGAAATGATAGAGGAAGGATACAATTGGAACGTGGTTGAAGGATATGTCGACAACGATAACGTGAAACACCACGTCGCAACAACACGGTGTTTTATATCTAAGAAACCAAAAATTCTACTTGTATCATTTGATAAAAAAAGTAATGTAAAAGTTGATACATCTTTAAAAATGGGGTACGATTTACGTGGTTCTATAATTCATAAAGGTGTTCAATGGGGTGGTCATTACATATCTATGTCTAAATTCGGTGAAGATTGGATCATACAAGATGATGATAGTTTAGGTAAATTAAGTGAATTACCTAAAGAAGATAGTCATTACATTTTGGTCTACAGTCTAAAAACTCCTTCATCTGAATGTCCTCCTTAATATTCACGAGTGTTCTATAAAACGTTCGTCGACTATTTGGAAACGTCTTATCGGTTCGTTTTTTTAATGGTTTCCACCATAGAGGACCTTTTTCCCACGTGACGTACATACACTCAACAATATCATTTTCTCTCAACCATTTATATTCGGACATGCGTTCAATTGGTATCTGAGATTCGTGTATAAGTTTACCTCTATCTTGTATATACAATCGCCATACGGGTGGACCGGGTACACACCCCGGTGTTTCGACGGTTGGTCCTTTTTTCACTTTGAAATCAATCGTATTTTTGTTTCTTGGTTTCCATTTGAACATAGTTTCGTGTGTACCTGTACGCACGGGTTCGTTTATAGGTGTAAAAACAAGACCATCCATTTCTTGTTTGACGGTCGGGAGATATACATCCATGAACTTGTTAAACTCGGTATGAAGATGAAACGTTTTAACCTTTAAGAATATCGGATCCGTTTTTAAAACCATCATCTTTTTAGTCGTTTTCTCACAATGTTCGAGACGTTCTAAAAAATTTTGTTGGCCAATAACTTCACCGCACGTTATTAAACAATCATATATCATGAATACATTATCGTATAATTCACCTTCAAGTATAGTACCTTCATATATCGGTCTTCTAAAATTGAGTGGACATACAAACATTTCAAGAGCACGATTTAGGAATATACACACTTTCCTATTTTCGTACATAAATGCCAACATCATATATCTCGTACCATCCGTTTTTTCGCATACAACATAATCATTATTTGAAAGTATACGAAAGTGTTCCCTTTCTATTGAAATTGGTTGACACCCCGGAAATATACCTTTTTTAGTACCCCATTTGGATTCCATAAAGGAGATCGCATATTTGTAAAGTGGATCATCCGACTTTACAGACACACGTGTCATTCTGTTCTATATAATTACTCTATTCTTTAATTTGATTTAACACCTGCAGCGTTTAGAATATTACTAATACATTCGTGACTATATGTCATAATCAACTTAGCTTCTGTATACGCATGAATTTTGATTCCAGCCTCTTTAAATTTTAAAAACATATTTTTCATTCTCGGGTGTATTTTAAACGCACCGTTTTTCTTATCTTTTAAGTGTTTCGTTACATTTTTATTCATCATAACCCACGACTTTGCAGATGTTTCATTTACGGAATATATATCATCTGAGATTCGGTTTGCGACTATTGTATCGAAGTGTAACCCCATTTGTTCAACCGGTTCATTAGATTTTGAAACGACTTTTTCTTTGAACATATCCCAATCTATACCTTCGGTAACACCTGGAAAAACGAGACACCCAATGGCGTCATTTTTATCAAATACTTTATCGAGTGAGGCATCATCAACACTTATACCAAAATCAATAAAGAAAATACGATCGTGACTTTTTAAATATTTATAAATAATTTCAGCCTTTTCAAATGGTTCATCATCTACAAAAACAACTTCATTTTCTGTATTACCCCTTTGCATACACTTTAAATTAAAACGAAGAATCGTGTGTAATGTTTTTACATGACATGATTTGCCACGTGTTACGAGTATTGTCGCTATTCTCATATTTTATTACATATATACTCTAAGCCTTAAGCCTTTCATTTAAGCATCCACTAAAGGGTAAATTTCCGACGTGTCCTAGAGATGTGTTACAATCTGCATATATTTTACCCCCTATTTGTTGCCATCGTCTACAAAACGCGTAATCTTCGGAAAGGTACCTTCTATTATCTGGGTCAATCATACAATCAAATACCGCGCAGTAGTCGTCAAAGTCTCGGTTTTGATGATCATTTTTACAATCAAGGTCCTTATATTTTTCATGCATTTTTTCGAACGCTTTTCGAGTAATAACCATAAACCCGGTTGGACCATCTAATACTTCAACAAACCCATTTACGACCGATCTTTGTGTAGCACCAATATTTGCGACTAAACTGGATGAAAGCATGGATAAATCGCGAGTATCACCCGCTTCTATCGCAGTTTTAGCCTGGTCCCACATAACAACCTTTTTAGGGTAGATGGCGACAGAGACTTCGTGACCGGAACGTATAAGACGAACAACTGATGCAGGATCAAAATCAACATCGGCATCTATAAACATAAAATATTCCGCGTCTGTTTTCTGCATAAATCTTCCAACTGCGACATTACGTGCGCGATGTACGAGACTTTCATTTTCTGTTGTATCGATCATGAGTTGAATGCCTTCCCGAATGAGAAGAAGTTGAAGTTTTATAATACCTATCATATATTTTTCTAAACAGATGCCACCGTAACACGGGGTACTTAAAAACAGTTTCGTCATATTACAATTTTAGCACTCTATTCCTCTAAGTATTTTTTAATTATAGTTTCTATTTTATTTAGTGTTGGTATAGATATACCACATTTTTCACATATTTCAGTTTTTGTAAAATTATCCTTAAGAACAAAGTAAATGATAGTCGATGCCACACTGTTTGGTGTTTTACTCATAAGTTCTGAACAGTCTTCAAGTTTAGAACACATTTTATTACAATTAAGTCGTTGTTCTCTTGTAACTGTAAAATCGTTAAGCAATCTCTGCATGACATCGAATGGTCGGGTGACATAGTTTTTTTCTGTTTTACCGAGGAGTGTTTCCGTAAACATTTGCGTTGTTCGACTAATATCCTTACTATTTATTCTAAACATATCTGCAATTTCTTTTGTTGTTCTTGGAATTTTCGATAAACGACATGCGTATAAAACGCAGTTACCTTTAATACCCGAACGAACCGCACCTCTCGTCAGTTTTTCCAAATTAAATTTTCTATACATCATTTTAGCGTCTTTTAAAACGGATTCAGGTAAGTTTGGACACGCTTCATCTATACTTTTATAGGCATGAAATAATGCACGATCTTTATGGTTCATCGATTGATGAAAATTAATCTTAGCCATACGTTTACTTTCATACGTGGATGCGTGTTGCGTTGCAATAATTGTTCCTTTACCCCACGCTTGAGAAAAGAGTTCAGGGTTTGCGTTTGGTCCACCACATCTCGAAGGGTCGTTTACTTTACCGTCGTCGGATATACCACTTGTCCATTCGGGACTTTCGTCTATAAACATGGAATCAACGAGTCCACATTCCGAACACGTTGGCATACCTTCCTTTGAAAACACTTTTGTTCCATTGCATTCTTTACATGTATAAGTATTGTTTGGCTTTTTTAGTAATGGTTTTTTTAAAAGTTTGTCCACATGGGACCATATAGTAGTAGTAAGTTCTTCCATTTTTATACTAAATTGGTATATTTATGAAAATGATAAATCGCACTTAGGTTTTAAAAATTCAATTCGTCTGCTTGTATTTTTGCGTGTGTTTCTATGTTATTTACCATTTCTTTGAAACGCATGGAACCAGGGCTACGGGGTTCCCATTCGTTCCATTCTTTATCAATAGTAGCATTGTTCGGTGGTGGTATAACCATACCATCAACTTCGTCGTCTGGGACAATAAAGTCCTCGAGGTCACTCCCATCGTCATCAGATTCGTCTACTATTTCACTGTCTTCATCCGAATCTATATCATCTATCATCGCATATAAGTTATCCTTAATGTTTTTAAAATAGGTTGGAGACTGATGATGTTCAGATATATTCTCGCTTTGAACAAGTTCATCCCTAGTTTCATCTAATTCATATAAATGTGCACATTTATACGTTAAAGACGTTTCGGAATAATACGAAACAACGAGGTAGTCTTCATTGTTTTCTTTTACTCTTGCATACAGTTCATCTTCTATATCATCCTCTATATTCACAAGAACCCGGACTAAATCTCCAGGCTGTATTTCATAAAAATTAATCATATCTAAAGTTTTACGACAAAAATATTTACAAGTATTAGCACAGATGGGAGTTGAAATTTTATCCAAAGATGGATGTACGTATTGCGAACACGCAGTAAACCTTTGTAAGGACTATAACCTCGAATACATAAAAACAATGGTTGATAAAACCGAACTAAAAACTAGATGTGGTACACAAGCTTCTACATACCCACAAATATTGGTAAATGATACCCTGGTGGGAGACTTCTTTGAATTCCAGGAGTACCTGGAAGAATCAGAACCAATGCTTTTACCAACACTCAGTAGGTTTACTGTATTTCCAATAGAACATGAAAATTTATGGACTTTGTATAAAAAGGCCCAAATGTCAAATTGGACCGCCGAAGAGATCGACTTTTCCAAAGATATGGATGATTGGAATGAATTAAGTGATAATGAAAAACACTTTATAAAATATATTTTAGCCTTTTTTGCTGGTTCCGATGGTATAGTTTTTGAAAATATAAATAATAATTTTGCAGATGAAATACAACTTACAGAGGCTCGATCATTTTATGCATATCAATCTCATAATGAAATGGTACATGGTGAAACGTATAGTAAACTCATAGACAAGTATATAAAAAATTCTAGTGAAAAGAAACAGTTGTTTGAGGCAATTCAAACAATCCCGTGTATTGAAAGAAAGGCGAAATGGGCTATGAAATGGTTTGATAAGAAAAGACCATTTGCTGAACGTTTATTAGCCTTTGCGTGTGTTGAAGGTATATTCTTTTCGGGTAGTTTTTGTGCCATTTTCTGGTTAAAAAAGAGAGGATTACTTCCGGGTTTATGTTTTAGTAACGAACTTATAAGTCGAGACGAAGGTATGCACCAAGAATTTGCAATTGAATTATTCAACATGTTAAAAAATAAACCATCTGGTTCGGTGATTGAAGAAATTATAAGAGATGCCGTTTCGATCGAAAAGGAATTCATTACGGACGCACTCCCGTGTAGTCTCATAGGTATGAATTCTGGTAAGATGTCGGAGTATATCGAATATGTTGCGGATAGATTATCAAAACAAGTGGGTCACAATAAAATCTGGAACACGAAAAATCCCTTTGATTTTATGGAGAATATATCACTCGACGGTAAAACTAACTTTTTTGAAAAGCGTGTCGGTGATTATGGTAAAATGGATGAAGATACAACATCCATAGAATTTGATGAAGAATTCTAAATTAAGGTGTAATAATAATATTTCTACCATCCGAACACGAGCACGTGACGGCTTCATTATTAGTAGTCAAATCCATCGATTCAAGTTTCATACCAGATTCAAACACGGAAAATTGTTCTTCTGCCATACCTGGTAAAGGTGTTGGCATATCAGCCATTTTTGGTGGTGGGGTTGGCCCTGGTGCGGGTCCTGTTACTGGAGATGGACCAACAACTTCTTCAATCATTGGTTCAAATGGTGCATATTCTTCACGCTTTATGTTCATCATACCCCACGTGACGAGCATGAAAACAACCGTGTGAAGTGCGAGACCACCTATTGATGGACACCCAGTTGGGCTGGAAACCCATGATCCAAATACTTTACGCATAACGCGAAATGTTTCGGGATTAGCGACAACAAAGAAAACTAACGCAGACATTATGGAAATTAGGAATTTTTGTTCCTGTTTTTTACCATCACATCCGCAACCACAATCTTTAAAAAGACCCATTGGTATATTTTATATATATTGTATCAAGAAAAAAAAACCGACTTAAAGTTTGGATTCATATATATGATATATAAAATACAATGTCTAACATTATCCAAGTTTCCGAACAATTTGAACCATCGTCTGTAGTCTTCACAAAAATGAAGAAGAACAAGAACGGTGGAAAAACCGTGTATATCAATGCACAAGATGGTAAAAAGAAACTCTACTTACAACTCCCTTTTATGCGTTCGCCGTTTGGTATGAGTGCCTTTACTGATGAAGCTACCAATAAAACTTCGTATTCACTTGACTTATCTTTTGATACTGATAATGAAGACGCCATGGCACTTTCGACTAAACTGAAAGAACTTGATGAAATTATCATTAAGACTGTTGCTGATAACTCTAAGGAGTGGCTCGGTAAAGCGTACGACATTAATGTCATTCGTGAAGCTCTGTATAAACCACTCGTTCGTCAGGGTAAAGATGATTATCCAGATACCATGAAACTTAAGATCATGACAAAACCGTCTGGTGATTTCTTAGCTGAGGCGTATAACTCGGCGCGCGAGTTGATTTCGGTCGAACAAATTGAAAAGGGACAAAGATGTGCGTGTATTGTTGATGTAAACCAAATCTGGTTTATTGATAACAAGTTTGGTGTAAGTGTTCGTCTTTCACAAGTTCTTTGTCAACAATCTGCGAAACTTCCTTCCTTTGCATTCCAGGGTCTTGATGATGATGACACCGTAGAGGAAGAATATGTTGAAGAAGAAATTGACGAATAAAATATTATTCTATACCAGTATGGAACGTGAAAGACATATTGAGGATTTAAAAAAAATAGCCTCTCTTTCTAAAAATAAGAAAAATGTTAAAACGCAAAAACAAAGAAACCTTTTAGGTAAAAATGTAATGACTGCTATTAAAGGTATTGGATGTAGACCAGATAAGGTCTTTTACAAACCAAGTACCAATTTTAGTGTAAATGGGTCTTTAAGTAATAAAAAAGGTTTGCGTAAAATCGGTAAAGGTGAAATGGGTGAAGTGTTTTTGGGGTGTGTAGATAAAGAGTGTGAAAAACCCGTCGCAATAAAAATATCTAATGGTTCGAATAAATACGAATATAAAATAGGTAAACGTATAGAAAAATTGAGTGGTATGCGAATGTATGCGTATCAAGAGTGTGTTAATGAAAAAAATAAGAAATACTCTATAATTTACACGGAATTTGCAAATAGTGGCACTTTATCTAGTTTTATAAAAGATAATATAAATACACTCCGTCCAATACATTTAAGAACTATAGTAACACACGTATTATTCAATTTATATAGAATTCATAAAAAGTATCCGTCATTTAGACACCATGATTTACACACCGAAAACGTTTTGATAAGTACAAATGTTAAATCGACTGGTATAAGACGTTTTAAAATCGACGATACAGTTCTAAAGGTTCATGATATCGGTATAGAAGCATCGTTAAACGACTTTGGTTTTTCTGCTATTAACGGTATACCTAATCCGGAAATAGATTCGGGTGATTACAAACGTAAACACGGTATATATAGGGAATCACATTATATGTATGACGTTCACTATTTTCTCAATTCGTTAAGACATTTCTTAAAAGGTGAGAGAATACTCAGTGGTCAAGAAACTATTCAGTTTATTGAACGTATTTTACCATCTGATTATTTGGGTATGGTTACGTATAAAGTATCTGATTTTAGATTGCGTATGTCACCGATTGGTCACGAGAAATTACCAACGTTTAATAGAATATTTAAAGATCGATACTTTTCACCGTACAGGGAGAAAACACAAGAATTATCTAAAGTTCTCGATATTATAGGTCGTGCCGCTCCCATGAAACCAAAATCAATAATTGTAAAACATGGTGGTAACCCTACACCTCCTAAAGTTTCCGTATCTAAAAAGGGATACGTTAAAATAGGAACACGTAAGTGTGATTCTTATAAAAAAGATGAACTCGTTAAAATTGCAAATATTCTAAACGTCCCCACAAAAAATAAAACCATTTCCAAGATATGTCAGGGCCTAAAATTAAAATATATTAAATAGATATAAAACCATGTTACCATTTATTATTCTTGGAGCAGTCAACGCGTATATATTTTTAAACACAGGCAGTAAAAAAGTACAGGAACAAATCAAGGAGCCAGTTCAGGAAAAAAAAGGTACCTGGACAGTTTACGGTACAACATGGTGTGGGTGGACTACAAAACAATTAGAATTCTTGAAAAAGAAAGGTATTGAACACAAATTCGTCGATTGCGAAAAAAGCAAATGCGACGGAATTGATGCATTTCCAGTTATGGAATCACCAAGTGGTGAAAGATTCACTGGGTACAAGGAAATTTAATTAGATACCTCTAACAACGGAGATAGCGAGCGAAAGAATAAACGCGTCTTGAAAAGTCTTAATTGGTTTAAGAGCAGATATGTGTTTGACGAGCGATTGGTTCCACGCAAATCGGAGTACGAATGTACTAATAAGGATGGAAAGGATAAAAACAAGAATTTCAGTTAAAACTTCGTTCATTTTTTTAGCGTTGGCAAGATCTCTGAGCATTTTATTAATTACCAATATTTTTTTCTATGATATTAGTAATGAGTAAACCACTTCCTCTGAGCGGCTCTGAACCAAAGTATACCCAGAGATTGTGGGGGCGTACCGTAGGTGTAGGTAATAATAATTGTTACGCGTATGCCGTAGGTGATTATGAAAAAATGCGTTTACAAAAGAGTATACCAGGTGAACGGGCTGGTATTCGTAATCTTTCGCATACATATACACACTGTAAAGGTTTACCACAAAGAGTTATAGCAGATAACCCTAAAAAGGTGTACATGGCAAAAGCGTCGGAAAAATGTAAACCAAATCATTTTAAAGTTATGATGTTTGTAGCACCTGGTAATAAAAGAAACTATTTTAGACAAGGTGATTTTCACTTTTATAAACAACACGGTTCGGTTGAATATAAAGTAAAACAAGGTAATACGTACGAAAGTATAGCTAAATTCTTTAAAGTACCTGTAACTCGCGTAAAAAAAGCGGGTAAACTTATACCCGGTAAACTTTTAAAGTTCAAGGCAAACGTTTTTAGTCATAAAAGAGGGTGGGCAACGGGGCCTTTATTAGTGGATGCTAAAGGTAAGAGTATTCAGGATCCGAGAACATCGTCTCGTGATTACCCTGGGTTAAGTTATAAAAAGTACTGTAGCTCATTCTGTGTTAAGAATAGAGGGATCAAAGTCGGCCACACTCACCCCAAAGTCGTCAAGAAGACTCGATAAATCGGTATCGTTTCCTATATCGAAAAATATATCGAGTGCGTCAAAAATGAAATCGTTTTCTATAGTTACCGTATTTGATGTATCTTCAAATAAATTATGTACGGTAATCTGTACCCTGAAATTTTCACCGTCAAATACTTTACGACACACGGGACATGTTACTTTTCCTTTATTTTTCCAGTTTTGTAGACAATGTGAATGAAATAAATGACCACATCGCAAGGGTACATTTTTTCTGGTTTGCCTTACCTCATTGAGACATATGGCACACTGTGTCATTCTCTATAAAACTTAAAGAAGTTAAAAGTTGTGATTTATCGTACCAATTTAGTAAATGGTTGGTACTTTGAGAAGTGCTTTATCACACGACCCACATTTTTCAGTACCCTGTAAATCTTGTACAGGTTTCAAAATTTCTGGACCCTTTTGCTGGAGCATTTTGCGAAACGAATAGTTATCCTCAAAAGTGATACCATTTTGTTTCATGAGATAGTTGTTGAGTAATTGGTTCGAAGTGTTTACAGTGAAGCATCGACCGTCGGCCATACCAAGTCTTTGAGACATCTTATATATTAATATTACATTAGAAATTAATTTGTTTATTTTTGATTGTGTCGACCCATGATTTATGACCTAAACCATTAGCCGATTCTATAATTTCATTTATACTGTACCCTGATGCTATATCGAAAACTTCCTTTTTAAGAGGATCGACATCTGTTGTAAGTATACTCTTTTTGTGTTCGAGAATATGTGATATGATAATGTTATATGCAAATGCAATCTCTTTGAGGGTTTCTGCACCCGTGATAATAATCTTACCCGTACTGAATATACTTGTTGTTATCTCTTTCATATCTTCTGATGGTCGAAATTTTACTTTGACAGCTGAATACCTATCTGGTTCAAATGATGTTTTAAAAACAGATTCAAATTTTTGTGCTGTTTGAAGAAGGTTTAAATTTTTATTCAAACTAAAATTTGAATTTATCATAACAACACGAAACGTATCTTCTGGAATAACATACTCTTTACCGAGAATTCGACTGAACATACACGAGAGTTGTTTAATAACACGTTTACAATCAAATAAATCGGCACACCCAGCGACCTGAATACTCCCGTTTGGAAATACCTTTATAGATTTTGTACTGTGATAATCTTCATAAACGAGTGATATCTGATTATAAAACGTCGTATCTTTCATTCTCCAAATAAATTTACGTTTTTTCTTTTCTTTCCGCGATAATTTTAATTCGTATTCTCCAAAGAAAGTTTTCAGAAATTGTATATTTATACCCCGTTTGAATTGTGAAATCATGGTTATTGTTGTGAGTTTAATCCATGACGGTTCAATTTCGGGGTGTTCCCGTTTTAAACGGTCTCTAAACTCATTGAGTGTGAGAAAATACGAAAATGTATTATTTGCAATAGTTGAATACATTTTAACTTAAAAAAATATTGGTTAAAGGTAACTTAGGTTATCTATATATGCCGTGTTTTAAGTGTAAAAAGAAAGGAATACCAATCGACTGTAAATATTGTAACTTAGGGTTTTGTTCCCGGTGTATAGTTCTTGAAATCCACGAGTGTAAAGGTATGAACGTGAAGAAAGATATTGAATTAAAAGAACTTGATAAACGACTTGAGTTTAAACCAGACAAAAAATTTGGAATAGTTTAAAGATGTGTGTTTATATATTTGTATATGACAGCATTCGTAAAACAGTGTCACCAACTTTATCATGTAGATAAACAGTGTACTATCACCGAAATTCACTATTCTAAGTATACAGATGGTATCGGGTATGAGGATAAAATTGATTCATTCAAGACAAAAACAAATTGTGAATTCAATTATGGTATGGGTTCCGTTCGATACGAGAGGTTTCTCGATACAATGGTTGTTAAAACAATCGAAACTGTGCGTAAAATGGTTTTGATTGCGTTAGATAATGCATTGTGTGAAAATAGGAATATACATTCACTTATACGAATTATGAATTCAATAAAGATTTTGGATCCGACATTCTCACCTCCAATTATAAATAAGACGTGTTCGTGGCAGAAAAAACTCGTAAAGGAAATATGTAAGGATATACTCCCAGACGTTATAGAAACGTCGACGAATCAGGTAACACTTGATAGATTATTTAGAACTTTACAATTAATAGAATCAGACACAATAAACTAATTAAGTTCATAATAAAGTTATTACTTGTACCAGCTTTTACGGCTTTTTTTACCTTTTCTACAACAACACGACTCTCTATCTCTAGATTGGTCTTGTTACGATTCTCGAAATTTGTAAACCCTTTATCTATATTTCTTCCTGGAAGAAGTGGTCTAGATAAATCACACTTTTCCGAACTGTATCCAGGGCGGCCGACGTTTTTGGAAACGACGTCACACGCCGGACTTTTATATGGTTCTTCTTCTGGGTCATCGACTGGTCCTGTATATTCACCGAATGCATTTGGTTGTCGGCTCGAACCAGGCATGAAATCAACAAATGGATTCATGTCATCCATCGTATTTTTATCATCGAGCATTAATGAACTCATGTTTTATAGTATGACTAGATAAATTTTTTAAATATATACATAATATAATATGACGAATGCAAATATACAAATAGCCCAGAGTAGTGCAACTCTCAAAACTGCTGGAACACTCGCGGGACTATGGTGTTTATGTGTCTTTTGCTGTTTTTCATCGAGTGCAGCTTCTATTGCATCTGTTATAAGGGGGTTACAATCGGTTCCTGGTAAAGTAGTTGAAGTTGGCGAGGCGTTAAAAAGTGATCAAGTTG